CCTCAAGCGCTGTACCGATTACATCCGAGATACCACCAGCCTCATCGACAACAATCAAAAGGTTTGGAGCGTGGATACCCTGAATCGCTGTTTCATCGTGAGCGCTTGGACTAAATCCATAACCAACGACCGTGTCGTCAATTTTCCATTGGGTTGTAAGAATCTCGCCCGGTAATTTGTTTTTGACATGAACTCGGCGAATGTTTGCCCACATGATATTTCTAACCTGTCGGAATGTCCCTGCTGTGGTGATTGCGATAGCGGTGCCGGGTGCATGAACTGAAAGCCACCATGCAACCGCTCGAGCCGCTAGGTGAGACTTACCCGGGGCGTGACAAGCGGGAACTACCGTTCTTTTATTATCTAGGATTGATAATAGAATCTCTTTCTGTTTGGACCAAAGGGTTTCCCCTAATCCAGTTTCAACAAATCCAACAGGGTCGTTTTCCCATCTAGCCCAAGGGTTTTTCAACTCAGCATCAAGAATGACGGCGAGCGCATGACGCTCTTCATCGGTAAGCATGGCGAGGAGCGTGGCTTGTTGTTGCGGGTCGCTCTCAAGAAATCTATCGAGGAGCCGCTCGGTCATTTCTTACGCGCCTCTAAAACTTTGGCTATCTTGTCCTGAAGTTCGCCCATCGATACGGTAACTCGGACCTCTGATATTGATTGACTAAGAATCTCTTGCCTCTCAATCTTTCCGAACTCCTCTGGCACCTGTCGCTCGAGCCACCATGCCGATGCTTTCCAATCACCCTGAGCCGCCGCGCTTGATACGACTGCGACCTTCTTGGCTACTGCTTCGCTTCTTGCCCGTGTGACAGACTCCAAAAAATCAAAATATATTTTCTCTTCGGGTTGAGGTTTCGCGCCTACGATTGTATTTATCCGCTCTTTCTCAATCATGCCGCGACTCATCCAGTTATAGAAAGTCTGCTCCGATATACCAATCATGCCCACCGATTTTGAGATAGGAACTCCAAGGACAATCAGATTGATTAGTTCCTCGCGCTTGACATCATCAAGAAGAACCGTCGTCCCCTTCGGGCGTCCACGCGGTCTCTTGTCTTTTCTCTTCGCGACGGTCTTTGTACTCATGTCGGATTATTCTACCTCGGTTGAACACGCCTCTATTGGAATCAATAATAACTCAGCAATGTCTTTCCATCCATAAATCGCGTTAGCCCATGTGTTGAGGTCCTCTGTGTGAACTCGCATCGTATGTTCACCGACCCGGATAGTTGTACGACCTATCGGCTGATGACCGGGCTTTGACTTACCTCCCGCTAATATCTCAGCGACTTCTTCTCGACTAAATCCTGTTCCGCTCAATCCTGTTGAAGCAGGAGTTTATGTAACTCTTGCGGGTCGTAGGTGGCAAGGTCTGAAGTCCGGTTATCAACTATCAGAATCTTCATCTCCTCGACATCTTCAACATCAATCCAATGGACTGCTATCTTTTCCCATCCCAACTGAACTGCCGCTTGATAGGTGTGATTGCCTGAGAGAATATGTTTGGTCCGCTTATTAGCCACGATAGGTCGGTATTGACCCATCACCTCAAGGGATGAACTGATTGCCCCTATATCGCCTTCACGCGGGTTGAGAGGATGAATCCGTATCTCATTGATACCAACCGTCTCCACATCCGAAATCTCGACTTGAGTTCGCTCTTTATGAGGAGCGGGTTCGACTGGCGCTCGCTCAGGGAATCCGAGCCGTGCCTTGATTGCTTTGATTGCTTTCTGTTTTGTCGGAGCCTCGGCGTAAAGTTGCTCCTTCCAAGCCTTGTAAGCCTCGAGTTCGACCGTAAATCTCCATGCCGCTATCTTCACTTCAGGGTCACTAGGTAAAGGCTTCTCTCCGCCGCCTGTGGTCTTTTCTTGACCCGTCATCAACCTATCTAAAGTCTCAACTTCAGATTGAGAGAAGCCCGTACCCTCAAGGTCAGGTAAAGCCGTAAGGAGATTCTTCAAGAGCGGTTCATTGTATGAAGCGAGGTCGGTCAATCGATTATCAGCGAGGACAATCTTGCGGGCGGTCTCTTCATCAACTTCAATAAAAGTGACTTTGATTTTGCGCCAACCCAACTTCTTCGCGGCTTTGTAAGTGTGATTACCTGCGAGGATAAAGTTGGTCCCGTATTGAACAACAATAGGGCGATATTGCCCATGTGTTTTCAACGAGAGCGCGATTGCTTCAATATCCCCGCGGCGCGGATTAGTTGGATAGCCTTCGAGCGAACCAATGGGAACGCTTGCGACTGCTCCAACATTGATTTTGGATTTCATGCGCGAGGCTTTGGTGGACGCCCTCTTCTACGAATAACATTGCCATTCGCATCGTACTCAGGTTCTCTTGAAATATCGTTGCGGATGATTTTGTAAATCAACTGCTCGCTTACTCCCATTGCTTGAGCAATCTCACGATAGGTGATTCGCTGTTTGCGAAGTCGCAAAATCAACTGCTTGCGTCTCTTTCCTAAATCGTGAATCTGTGATTGATGAGTGCGGATTGATTCGGTTAGAAGTTTGACCTCATTTAGTCCTTGCCCATCTAACTCAACTGCCTCTAGTACCGTACTCATTTTGCTTCTCCTCCTTCTCCTTCGAATAGGCGTTCTACCGCTTCATCGAACTTGACCTTCTTCTCGACTGCGTTCGCTGTGGCTACAAACTCCAACTCAATCTTGCTACGCGATTTTTCAAATGCAATTGCTAACGCGATGTAAAATGGCGCAAAAAATAGACCTACGGTTAGTAATCCAACTGCGGTCCATACGATTTCCCAGTTCATAACATTCTCTCTTTCTTGACTCCTCGAATATAAATCACCAAAGCGTTTCTATCTTTTTTTGGCGGTAGAAAGACAAGTGACCTAACAAACTCAGGTGAGTCGTCAGGTAAAACTCCTGCGTCTACCAATCCATCAATCGCCGCTTTTACTGCCGGATTACAGGCGCCCACATCTTGAAGGCGACCTCCCTTCTGATGCGGCTCGACCGTAACGGTAATCCAAGCCATAGGGGGTATCTTCTCAGATTTCGCCAAAAGTTGAAAACCGGCTCTCCACTCTTTCGTAAGTTTTGCCCGCTCCCAACGATTACCTGCTCGCTCCGCGTTTGTGGTCCACGGTCGAAAAGGGAACTCAAGTGTAAAGATGGTTTGTTCCATCTCATCCAACCGGCAAAAACATTCCATACACTAAACATGAGGGAAGTTCCGTTTTGTGTCAAACTGCCTTTTTTGTCCGTTATTATCAATCAACCACCAATGACCATTCAAATCTTTGAAAGGTATTTCTTCGGCAGACTCCACCTTTTGAATCAAATAACCAAAAGTCCTTGCTTCGAGTCGATTGCTTTCGACCCACCCGTGACATCCGGTTGTTCCGGAGCCACAAAGAGCGATGAGGTTTGCGGGTTTATGTAACTCTTCATCCTTTGAACCGCCCATCATTCTTGGTCTGCGATGATGAACTGAAACTCCTTTGGCTAGGAAATCTTGTCGGCATCTTTCGCATTTGTAATATCCACGGGCAAGGACTGTAAAGCGGGTCTCGTCATCAACTCGGAGAGGTTTAGGCTTTGCCATTGAAGTCTTTCGTCCGCGATGGCGTCCAAGCAAGCAGGGCATATCGCTGAGTTCGTTTGAATCGCCATTTGTAATACCAATCGACAAACCGAAATATCTTCATAAGTCAGATGCCACCTGTCCTGAATCTTTTTCCAGCGGAGCATCGTCACCTTTCTTGAGCGCCTTTCGTATTTCATTCATATAAACAGCAACGACTTCCGGTGGCGCTTTGCGTTTTCCTGCCTCTTCCAACTCTAGCGATAAGCGCTCGCCTCTTTGTCTTTCGGCTTCAGATGCTTTTCGGTGTCGCCATTCACGATTTATGTGTGAAGGATTGACTGCGCTATCTGCGTTTGCGTAATGCGCTGAAATGATTTTCTTTCCCTCCTCAAGAGGGATGTCGTCATCAAGAGATTCAGCCCATGCCCGAACTTTCAACTCATCTACTTGAACACGCAAGTCGTAGATTCCAGCGAAGCCTACAAGTAAAGCAACCTCACTCAGATTCATCTCTGAACTTCTCTGCTATCTCTATCGCTTTGCGAGCGCCTTGTTCGTGTTTAGTTCGAACTCCGACTCCTCTCAAAACTAAATCCATCTGTCTCATGCTCGGGACTGTTCCAATATAATCTAACGCCCGTTCAATATGTTCTTTCGAGTAGCCGCGCTTCTCTGCGGCTTCACAAATCTTCAACAATGAGAACCAAGCGTTTGCTCCTAAAGGTTTGACTGCCTGTTTTTCCCACCATCTCTTTGCCGCTTCTTCAAACTCCGGGCGAACGGCGATAGCCGTCTCGCCTGTTGTAGATAGGGCGGGTGTATAGGACGAGTGGTATGAAGTAGAGATAGGGAGTTGCGGGGTCAGAGTTTGGGAGTTGCCCCTATCAGAGTTAGGGAGTTCTGATTCTGACTCCCTATCTGAGTTAGGGAGTTCTTGGGGTATCAATAACTGATACACCGTGGCTTTGCCGCGGGAGTTACCTTTGGTAACTATCACAATCCAACCTCCGGCGATGAGTTCATTGATGACCTCTCGAACATAATGGGTCGTACATCTAGCCTTTTTTGCGAGATGTGTTTGTGATGCGAAGAAGCGTCCGTCATCATGCGCCATGTCTGCGAGCGCCAAGTGGAGAATCAGTCGGGTCCCGTTATACGGTGAATCGGACCAAACCTTTGTCATCCACTTGATGCTCACAATTTACCTCCGCAATGGGGACAAGATTTTTTTCGTCCCTGAAACTCAATCTG